AGGTATGCTAGCCAGTACACAGCGTTAAGTGTAGTTAAGCATAACTACCAGCCCACAGACACCCTTAAGATGGACGGACAGGTTCAGACTAACTACTCCAAGAAGAACTGGTCCAGCCTCATGCTGTGGAACTGTGAACACCCGGCTCACGACAGGCTGACTGTAGCAGACGTTAACACTAAGTCAGGCTCATGGCTACATGGCTTTGTATTCGTTCTCTTTCTGGTAGTCTCTAGCTTTTGGCATTCTAATCCTCCTGTGTCATGCTGTCAACAATTAATTGGTGCTTAGCTACTTCAAGTAGAAGCACGTTCTCTGCAATGGAAGCTTGGGACGTACCCATGTACAATGCTCCATCTTTTGTCATACCTACAAGTACCACTGTCTCTAGGTCAGCCTCCAGAGCGCCAGTTAAGACCCTCTCTGGAAGAATGTCTAAAGATGTCGGCCAGTTCTGATCTACTACTTCACCCATTGTGGTTCTCCTTATCTACGCCCATACTTCACCCCAGTCTCCTGTTAGTGCCCCTTTAGCGTAGTCTGTTGCCCTGTTCTCAAAGAAGTTAGTGTGGATGGGGGCATTAATCATTTCCTCTACCCAAGGCAGTGGGTTCTTCTTTACTTTGTAGATGCCCTTCATACCCATAGAAATGAGACGACGATCTGCGATGTAGCGGATGTACTGCTTTACTTGGTCAGCGGTAAGATCAGGCATGTCCCCCATTGAGAATGCTAGGTCAATGAACTTATCCTCAAGCTCAACCATCTTTGTAGCAATAGTGTATATCTTTCCCTTTAGTTCGTCGTTCCAGATTTCTCTGTTCTCTTCGATGTAGGTACGGAACAGTTTAATCATGGACTCAGCATGGATAGTCTCATCGACAATAGACCACGTTACGATCTGCCCCATGCCCCGCATAAGACCATGCCTTGGGAAGTTCAAAAGCATAATGAACGAAGAGAACAATTGCATACCTTCTGTAAAGGCTGAGAAGGTAGCGATGTTTGTTGCTGTAGCTTCAAGCGAACCGTCTTCAGCAGACACCTGGAGAATGTACTCATGCTTCTCCCGCATTTCAGCGTACTCTAAGAACTCGTTGTATGTCGATTCTGGCATACCCAAGGTTTCAATTAGGTGAGAGTACGCAGCAATGTGGAGTGCCTCACGTGCAGCGAACCCCAGGAGCATCATACGGATTTCAGGTTGGGGGAAGTGTGGTAGGTAGTTGGTGACGTAGCCGCCAGCAACGTCAATGTCCCCCTGTGTAAAGAACCGGAAGATGTTAGTTAAGAAGTGTTTCTGCTCTTTGGATAGGTTGTTCTTCCAGTTCTTCACATCTTCATTCATGGGGACTTCTGAGTGGAGCCAATGACTCTGCTCATGCTTCAACCAAGCATCGTAAGCCCAGGGGTAGTTGAAGGGTTTGAAGTACTGGCGGGGTTCGGTAAGGTTGTTTCTGCGCTTAATCATACTAACCCTCACATGCTAGGCAATTTTCGCCTTCGATAATAGCGTGTAGATCAATCTCTTGAATAATGCTGCGCTCAATCTTCTCAGATACCTTATCAGCTTTTGCTAACTTTTCTGAGCGACAGTAGTACAGTGTCTTCAACCCAAGCTTCCAAGCCATGAAGTGGACAGCATGGAGGTACTTGATACGTGTCGTTGGCCGGAAGAACACGTTAAGGCTTTGTGACTGGTCAATGAACTTCTGTCTGTCTGCTGCGTGTTCAATGATCCACCGCTGGTCAATCTCCATAGAAGTCTTGAATACATCACGTGTGTATTCGTCCAGGAAGGCTAGGTGTTGTGCTGAGCCATCGTTAGCAATGATAGACGACCACACTTCGTCGTAGTTAAGTTTCTTGTTCTCTTCACAATGCTTACGGACAAGCTTATCAAGGTACTTGTTCTTGTTAAGGTGAGCGCCAGAGAGTGTGTCCTGGCGGTAGGCGTTAGCACGGAAAGGCTCAATGGAGGGTGATGTGTTACCCATAATGATGGACGAAGAAGCATTGGGGGCAATGGACATAAGGTGACAGAAGCGTTTACCAGTGCCAGCAGCATCTGGGGCTTCGCCCCGTTCTAGTCCAAGCTCAATGTTAGCTTCGTCCAGCCCTTCGCGGATGTGCTTGAAGATGCGGATGTTGGCTGACTTAGCTAGTGCGCTCTCCCAAGGAATGTTGTGCTTCTGTAAGTACGCATGGAAACCTAACGCACCAACACCAATAGAGCGTTCGCGCTTAGCTGAGTAGATAGCCCTCTTCACTGTCTTTGGAGCATTGTCAATAAAATGTTGGAGAACATTGTCCAACATTTCAGCAATATCACTTAGGATACCAGGGTTCTTCTTCCACTCATCGAAGTACTCAAGGTTAAGGGACGACAAACAACAGACCGCTGTGCGATCCTTGTCTGTTGGCAGGACAATCTCAGAGCAAAGGTTAGACTGACGAATCTTTAGCCCAAGTTTCTTCTGGGAAGGGTTCATAAGCCTATTAGAAGTATCAATGAAGTGGAGGTACGGCTCACCTGTCTGCATCCGTAATTCCAGGATACGCTGCCACAATTCCTTGGCAGACACAGTTTCACGGACCTCATTGTTGTGCGGGTCACGAAGGTTCCAATCGTCACTGGCCTCTGGGTCCAGCATACACCGCTCAATGATTTCCATGAAGTCATCTGTGATGTTGATGCCGTGATGCAGGTTAAGGCACCGGATATTCTGGTCGCCTGTACCACGACGCATTTCAAGGAACATAGAAATGTCAGGGTGGCTGATGTCCAGGTAAGCAGCGTAAGAACCGCGACGGGTGCTGCCCTGCCGGTAAGCTAAGCAGGAGGCATCGTAAGTCCGTAGGTGAGCCATAACACCAACAGACTTGTCATCAGCAGACCGGATACCAACACCAATGCCAATACCACCACCTAACATTGACAGCCAGTTAACCTCTGCCTGACACTCCACCAAACCCTCAGCGGAGTCGTCAAGGTACGGTAAGAAGCAGGAGATAGGTAGTCCACGTTTTGTCCTCCCGTAAGCAAGGACAGGAGTAGCGTAGGACACCCAATGCTTGGAAGCGTAGTCATAGAGGCGTTGGGCGTGTTCTGGGTTGCTGGCAAAAGCTGCACTGACAAAGGCGAACCGTTCCTGTGGGGAAGCTTCGTCGTCCCGCATGTACGACTCACGCAGTCGCTTTAAGCCAAGCTCATCAAACAGGCTGTCACGTGTGTAGTCTACAACGACACCGTGGACTTTAGTGGCACTGGCTTTAGGCATAGGGGAGCATACTCCGTATGTTGGATTAATTATGGTGGGCAAAGAGGGTGGTGGATGATCTACTATTATGCTCCTCTTGCTGCTCCTTAGCAAGGGTATCAATAGCCATCATTGCATAATGTATGATCTTAAATAAATCCTTCTTGTTCTTACCGTCCTTCTTACCGTACCGCTGGGCATATTTCATAATATTACCCAAGCAGAAACCCTCACCAAACCCTGCGTCTATAATAAACTCAGTGGCTTGATACTTACCGTGAGAGTAATGCTGAGAATAGGTTTCGTCTACGTACTTTGACAGTTCTTGGAGAGTGGTGTCTTCGTTGTACTTGTATTTAATCATGTGTGAGTAATCCTTACTTAAAGGACAATACAGTATTGATCCTCTTCCTGACGAAAGAGATGTCTTTGGATACTAATACTTGAAAGGCAAATGAACGCATACGAAGAGGGGACACCCCAGCTAAGTCGCAGACTTCATTAAAGTCTTCTGCCGTGACCCCTACAGATGCTAGGAACCACGCCTTAGCTTGATCCCTTGCTACCTTTTCGTCCTCTGGTTCCTTTGGTGTCTCTGGCTTTGTTGCGTCCAGGAGAGCTTGGAGGAGTACGCTTAGGAACAGTATTCTTTCTGGCTGGCTTTGCTGTGTCTTGTTTAGAACTGCTTGCTCTATCTCCTGGAACAAGTCTTGGGATTGGGATGGTTCCTTGCTCACTTACCCACGCCCTGATAACGCTGTGGTCTTTGGCAGAACAGAACTGAATACCATGTTTACGACACCAATCAGCATAGGTTGACTTAGCTCCTTTATAAAGTTTATTGTTGGGATTGTCAAACACAATCCGTATGTCGTCAAAGATATTGGACTTCCTAACAAGCAGCTGCTTCTGTCTATCTGCTGCGGTGAAGCGTCCTTTGACCTCCAGGATGATACCGTTAGGAAGTACAAAGTCTGGGAGGTACTTACGAGTCTGCTCAACACGGTACTGGATGTAGTAAGGCTCAAACTGAAAGGGACACTTAGCAGCCTTTAAGACATCTGCTAAGCGTCTCTCTGAGC